AACAGCTGCTTTATCTCCCTCTACAATGTTATCTTTAGCACCTGCTCTGTTTACTTGGGAAACGCTCCAAACTGGTATATCTAGTTCACGAGCTAATCCTTTTGTACTAGTATAAATATCATCAATTTCTCCTTTTCTATCAACTGTTTTTCTTTTTGATGAAAGAAGATCTACATAATCAATTATAATTAAATCTGGTTCAATTCCTGTGTCTTTAACCTTTTGAATGTGTGCTTCTATAGTAGACATTGTTGCTTTTCCTGTAGGGAATTCTTTAATAATTAAATTTCCTTTTAAATCCTCCATTATACTTTCAATTTTATCTTTATGTTTTTGAATTTTATCAACTCCAATTCTAGAAAAATAGGCATCATATCTTCTTCCTACATATTGTTCGCCTAATTCTAAAGTATAATGTAAAACATTATAACCTAATTTAACAGCATGTCCTCCTAAAGCTACTAACGACCAAGATTTACCACCTCCTGGATTACCAAATATAAGACCAAAATCTCCATTTCCGAGGCCTCCTTGAAGTAATTGATTAATTTTATCCCATGGGGTTTTAATTGTTGTTCTACTATCTTCTCTATATCTTGATTCAACATCTTTAGTATACTCATGTCCTATATTTTTATCTTGTCCTGCTTTAATAGCATTGTTAATTAAATGTCTTATGGATTCATAGTCTCCACCTTTTAGTAAATCAACACTTTGCAACAGTGCTCCTTTTAATTGTTGGTTTTTACAAAAAGATGCAAATTCTTCTTGTACATATTCTAAATCATCATTAGAAGTATTATATGCTTCTTTAAGTTGTTCTTTTATAGATATTTGTAAAACTTCATTACCACACTTTTGTAACTCTACAGCTAATATTTCCATTGAAGGTGTAGTATGATATTTATCATAATATTTTAAAACCTCTTTAATAATCCATTTATGAGCTTGATTATCAAAATATTCTTCACTTAACATATCATTAATGTTAACTAAAAATTCTTTATGTGTTAATAAAGAAGATATTACTTTAATCTGGAAGCTAGTTCCATATGAGTTTAAATTTGTTAATGTCATATAACTATTTTTTTACAACTAAATTTTGAAAACAATCTTTAACCCAAAACTCAACATTTCGAATTAATCCTCCTATTTGGTCTTCATTATACATTGCTACGAATTGATCGGGATAATACGAAAGATCATTTGATTCTACAACCTCATCTAACCATTCTTTATCTTCTTTACTTAACATTGGATTACTTAAATCCATTATTTTGTAATTTTTTTCTAAATCATCTTGACCATGAATTATTCGAGCATATACAACGTGATCTGATATTTTATTTTCACATATATTTAATATATCATCCCAATTCATGTCTTTTTCTATTAATTCAGGAAACTTTTTTAATAATCCTTTTTCACCTAATCCCTTAACACCCTTAATTTTATCAGAATTATCACCTAATAATGTTTTATGTAGTATAAAATTATGAGGAGACATTTTATATTTATCCATTACGGTTTTAGGTGTATAATATTCTTTTTCCATAGGACGATATACAACAACATTTTCACTAACTAATTGTAAAAAATCTTTATCTGATGATATGATAAAAGATTTGTCTTTAGGGTGTTTAATAACAGATTTACTTAAATATGCTATAATATCATCTGCTTCTACTTTATCAATACTTACAGTTTTAACGGGTAATGTTTTTAAATATTGAATAATTCTAACCATTTGGTCTACTTTAGCATCATCCTCATCATCTTTATCATCAAAAGCATCCCAATTAGTAATACGTTGTAAATCTCTACCAGATTTATATTCTGGCATTATATTTTTTCTGTTATTAGCTGATCCAGCCCCATCAAATACTACATAAACCTGTGTAGGACTAATTTGACGAATCATAGCTCCTAAAGAACGAAAAAATCCACCTAATCCCCCGATATGAATTCCTAAGGGATTTACCATATTTAACACAGCAAAATTTCTAAAAAATAAATTTAAACCATCTATAAATAATATTCTTTCGTGAGTCTCAGTTTGTGGGCCTTGCTCCTGGATATTATCCAGAAGCTTAAATAATTCTTTCTGTTTCATGTGTTGTTTTTATGCCCGGAATATACGAAAGATATTCCGGGTATCAAAATTTATTGTGGTTCTTCCCCAAAAGATGTTATATCAGTGTATGCTTGATCTTCTTCAACTACTCTAAAATCACCACCACCTAGTATATCAGCCCAATCATCTTTTCTGGCATCTTTATAACCTTTTAGTTCTCTGTCATTATCATTAATAAATCCATGAGGAGTCATTACGATTTTACCTCTAGTAGTAACACCATTAATATGATTTTTATCAATTTGAATATTTACACGTTTAGCAAATTCAACTTGTTTACCATCTTTAATAGCTTTAATTTTAGAAGTTCCAGCTGACATAACGTTACCAAATGTAACTACAAATGTAGAATCAAACCACATTGCATAACCTCCTTTATTCATTAGTTTTGGTTGTCCCATTGGAGACTCCGCTTTTAACGTCCAAACTTTATTAATACATACAAGTGTATTAGTATATGAGGATGATTCCTTACGTGACAATGTAATACGTTGATTTACGCTATTTCCAAATTGTGTTGACATAGCACCTGCATTCCATTCATTATTGTTTTTATTTGATTTAATTGACATTTCACAAGGCACTGATCCAATTGAATCCCATAAGAATAATAAATCATAAGGTAAATTACCTTTCTTTTGCTCATCCATTAAATCTAAAATAAACCCAGCTACATCTTCAATAGAATTAATAGTTTCCCTATCAACATAAATAAAATTCCCATCATAATTAGTAATTTCACCTGTTTTCTTATCAACAACTTCATTTACTTCCATACCCATCATTTTAGCATGATCCCAAGACCATTTCATTTCTGTAATAATGAACACGGGCATTATACCTCGTTTTTGAGCAGATACAGCAGCTTCTAAAAGTGCTGTTGTTTTACCTGTGTCTGAATGTCCTCTGAGTAGTACAATATGTCCCATAGGAATACCAGGAATAGAAGTAACATCCTGAAATGCTGAAGATAATGGAATCCATTCTTGTTCCTTAAATTTTACATTTTGTTTTAAACCTTTTTTATCTTTAAAAGCATTTAGGTCAAATTTAGATTTAAGTTCCTTAGAAGCAGCTTCTGTAAGTGATTTTTTCTTAGCCATATTTTAAAATGGTAAATCATCATCAGTTGAAGACTTTTTATCATCAAATAATGAATCAAATTTTTCTGCCTTAGAAGTTGTATTTTTCCCTTCAAGTGAATAATTATTTGATTTATCATTATCAAATCCCACAGCAGGTTCAGATAAAATTTCACCTTCTTCTCCACCTTCAGGTTTTAAAAAAGTTTCTAAATTAGCTTTAACCTCATCAAAAGTAAGTCTTTTAAACACATCTATAGGATTTGGTTGAGTATCTAAAGCTCTTTCAACTATGTTAGTATTATCACTAATAGGTGATTGTTTCATTGATGGGGAAATAGTAGTTTTATTATAAGGAGTTCCTGTTACTTCAGGTCCTACAGTTGTTAATTTAATATCTCTTCCTCCTGATACATCAGTATAATCACCAACCTCAGCATCAGCTGCTAAATTTAAAAATGCTTGATAAACTTCTTTTCCAAACTGCCATAATTTAACACCTTCTTCTTCCTCACCTCTTACAATTACTGGGGCAAAAATACGAGTTTTGGCATCTAATTTTTTTGCTAAATACCAATTTTCTTTATCTCCACTAGAACGCAATTGTTTTGTAAATTCTTGAATTGGATCTTTTTCTCCCCAATTCATAGGAGAAGCCATTACTCTTTGACCTATTCCATAATAGAATTGCATTTCAGTAAATGGGAATGATTTATTATACTTATTAGGAACAATTCTAACTTGTTGTTTACCTACTGTAGGTTTCCAAAATATTGATTTTCCACTTGATTTGTTTGAGTTTGATTGTGACTGAAGTGACTCTAACTTCTTTTTTATTTGGTTTAAATCCATAATAACTTTTTTTATTTATTTATAACTGTGATTAATATACGACAAATTTATAAAACAACCAAACTATAGTTCAATTATTTTATGAATTTTTGTTTTCAATTGTTTTAACTCATCATGTTGAGTTAAAAGTACTGAATTTTTATAATGTTCCCAAGTTATAGGGAACTTAGTATCAACTACACCACCATTTAATTTTTTAATTAATTCATTTAAAGCATTAATAGTATAAAGTGTATTTGTTTCTTTTTTTCTATGAACTAAAATTGTATTATCAGGTAAGTCTGAGATATTGCCTTGGTCAATGTTGTAGGTACAAACATACTCATCATTTTCTTTAACATACAAAACAAATATTTTATTATACATTATATTATATTTGTCTGTAATAGAACTTAGAAGTAATTCTAAATTATCTAGGGTAGTAAATGTGCAAAATAGTTTATTGTTCAAATCTCCTAAATTTTGATTAGTAATGTCCGAAAAATCGTCCACTGTATACATATTAGGAGTTTTATTTAAAATTGTAATCGTTTCCATAGCATATTTTTATTTGTAGTTTATATTTATTAAATAGCTCTTTTATTTCTTCCAACACATCTTCTTCTTCTTTATCTAAATCAAATAAAAACGAATCATAAGTATATAAAACTATTTTTGTTTTTTTATTTCTTAATAACTTAATTATTTCCCACAATATATGAACATTCATTGCGGTTTCCAAGTTTTGTAGTAAATAATTTAATAATTTTTGAGGCTTCATTTCACCTATTTTTTCTTTAATAAACCTATGTTTTGAAATAGGACATTCAATCCAGCCCTTTTCTTTAAACTCTTCCCATAAATTATCAGTATATACTTGAACTTTTTTAAAAAATTCTAGATCTTTATATTGATCAAATACTCCTCCATATAATTGTTTAAATGTTAATTCTTTGGCTTTTTTATATTCAACCCCATACATTTTCGCAAAGGCAGTATGAATATCCTCATTACCAAAATCAAAGTCAACCAACTTAGATAACAAAGTAGGATGATAAGCCCCAATATCAAACTCAACAAAAATGTCATTACGGGGTATAAAACTTTCTCGACTATTGTTTTCTTTATTAATTGCGGCATAATTTACTCCTTTAAATTTATTACTTGGTCTTCCTGTAAGAGTTTTAAAGTTGTACTGCGTGTAGACGTAATCTCCGTCGATAGCATGAAAGTACGATTCAAATTTTTCTCTATTAACTCGTATACCATTTCTTTCAATGGCGTTGAAAACCACTGAAGATTTATTATTGTAGAATTCATTGATTTGTTCATTTATTTTATCTTTAAGGTTATTATATATTTTTTCACAATATTCATAATGTTTAACTATAGGTATAATTCTATTTATGTCTTTTTTATTAGGATATCTCCTATTAAAAATGTGATGTGTTTGGGTTAATTCTGGTATATACGGAGGGTTTTGTTGGTTTATGTCAAAGAGGCCTTTTAGTGGTAAATAATGTAAAAATTCCTTCTTATCACGCACATATATGCTACTAAATTTATGTAACATCGTGTTTATTTCCGTTATATTTATATTTAAAGTTTCACTATGTGATAGTGGGACAATAAATCCTTTAGTTGATAATAATGGTCTAATATACAAAGCGCAAATATTATTTTGTGCAGGATGTATTAAATAACTATTTGGAATTACTTCTATAAAAACTTCTTCCCAATTAGCATTTGTAAACTGTTCAAATTGAACTTTACTTTCAACTAACCAAAACATAACTTTTTTATTTCAATATATGAAAAATTTATCTAATATCCACCTCCAGTTGAAGAATTATTATTACTTGTTTGAATTTGATTAGGTATATCATATTCTATAGTTAAATCCCTTACAAATTCAACCTGTTGTGACTCTCCTGTTTCAATAACTCCTTCTTGATTTAAAACATCAACTAATTCATTTTGATAAAATCTTTTGTAAAATAATCTATTATGAGCCCCTTGTATGTGAATAGCCCCTTCCATAGGACCTTGATTTTCATGGATATGATAAGATCCTACATAATCTTGACCTGATAAAGTTATTAGTTCTCCTCCTGTAGTAGTAAGATTGCTAGATTTAGGATATTTAAAATATTCTAAATATTTTTTTCCTAAT